CATTTCATCGTGTAGTCATTGTTCGCTCTGCTGTTCAGTCTCGTGATCTTGGATTCACTCCAGGATCAGTAGAAGAAAAGATGAGTTTGTATGAACAACCTTATATGCAGATCTGCCATACGTTGTTCGGTCGCCGTGATGCTTATGACGCAATGAAGGAATGTGGTCGTATTGAATTCATCTCTACGAGTTTCATTCGCGGTATGAGTTTCGATGATGCTGTCATTATCGTCGACGAATGTCAGAATATGACTTGGGAAGAATTGACGACAATTATGACTCGAGTTGGTCATCGTTCGAAGATTATCTTCTGTGGTGATTACAAACAGACAGATCTTTATCGCAGCAACAAAGACAAGAGTGGACTTCGGAAGTTCCATGAAGTTGCCAAGACTATGCAGTCGTTCACCAATATCGAATTTACAACAGAAGATATTGTTCGCAGTAGTCTTGTCAAGGACTTCTTGATTGCTGTTGAGAAATATGAGAAGCAAGAAAATACTTGACTTTTACTTGACTTTGTATTAAAATAAGTATGTCTGGTTTCATTGAGTATCTTTGTTATGTTTAATCGTATTCATCATGACTTTCCCAAACTCTTGCAAGAGAACGTAGATGGCTCTCGCTGTTACGTCACTCCTACTGGGGAAAGGTATCCGTCTGTCACCACAGTTCTTTCTGATTACAAGAAACAAGAATTGATGGAATGGCGCGCAAGAGTTGGTGAGGCAAAGGCAAACGAGATCTCTCGCAAAGCCACGACTCGAGGAACTGGCGTTCACAAAGCACTCGAGATGTATTTGAGTGATGAGGATGTTTCCTCTCTCGAAATGCTTCCTAACGTCAAGTCTTTGTTCGTTCGAATGAAGCAAGAGATCGATTCCAAGGTCAACAATATCCATTGTCTTGAAGATAAGTTGTTCTCTCACGAATTGAAACTCGCAGGGACCGTAGACTGTATTGCTGAGCATAATGGGATTCTCTCTGTAATCGACTTCAAGACTTCTATTCGTCTCAAGAAGAAAGAGCAGATTGGCAATTACTTTATGCAAGCGGCTGCTTACCGTACAATGTTCCACGAGATGACTGGACTCTTGGCAAAGCAAGTCGTGATTCTGATTGGTGTTGATACCGCCAACTTCTGCCAAACTCTTGTAGTCAAAGAGGATGAACTTGAACTACATAAACAAGAACTCCTAAAATATATTGATGCTTACAATAGCAAGAATAACTTGCTTTGAGTTTGATTTTGTAGTACAATATATCTGTCCGTTACGTTGGAGAAGCAAATGAAATGCGTAAGTTTGGTTGCTATGAGTGTAGTCCTCCTGATTGGCTCGCAAAGTGCCGTCGCTCAGACGGAGGACGATATCGACGTGTTGTTGGGTGCCGCTGCTGGAGCCGCAATTGGTTCAACAATCGGCGACGGTGATGGTCGTCGGATTGCCACTGCTCTTGGTGGATTGATGGGCGCAAATTGGGCAAGAAATCGCAGCGACCATCGCTATGCTGGTCGTCGCTTTGAATCGATTTGCAAAGATCGAATTCCTACACAATATCGAAATAACTCTGGCGTTGCACGTTCATGGGTAGAGGGTTGTGTTGCTCGCCTCGAACAGCGTCAGGCTGAACTTGAACAGCAAGCATATGAGGAGGCATTGAATGGACCTGCCAATTAATGAATATGAGTTGAGTGTGATCATTGAATGTCTACAGCGCGATGGTCGCTGGGAATTGCGCGACCGTTTGTTGCTTGTTTCAGAATTGATGAAAGAAGGCAAACCATACAAGAAGATTCTCCGCGAAGAATACAATCTCGTTGCTTGATTTTATAAAAGGAGTTAGACTATGAAGACAGTTGGAGATAAGTTAGAAGAATTCAAGATCACTGGCGTCAAGCCTGGTGCTCTTACACCTGACAATGCATTCGAAGATATTACTGAAACATCTTTCGAAGGTAAGTGGAAGGTCATCGTATACTATCCAAAGGACTTCACCTTCGTCTGCCCAACTGAGATTGTTGGTTATGATAAACTAAATGGTGAGTTTGAACAGCGCGGTGCAGTTCTTCTTGTTGGTTCTACAGACAATGAGTTCTGTAAGATTGCTTGGAAGAATGCTCACGAAGATCTCAAGAATACTACTTGCTGGTTCTTTGCTGATACTGCTCGTGGTGACGATTACTATCGCGAGAATGAGAGTCTTGTTGAGCATCTTGGCATTTTCTTCCGTCCAGCAGGTGCTGCTCTTCGCGCAACGTTCATCGTTGATCCAGAGAATGTCATTCAGCACGTCACGGTCAACAATCTAAACGTTGGTCGTAGCCCTGAAGAAACTCTTCGCGTTCTAGATGCATTGCAAACTGGCGAACTCTGCCCATGCAGTCGTGAAGTTGGTGGTTGCACGATCTAATTCAATAAATAATATCTAATGGTTGTAAACTGACAACTAAAGGTGTTCTGGACGTGGGTTCGACTCCCACCTTCTCCACCACTATGGGGAAGAAATGGCTTCGACAGGGCAAGTAATAACCTGACAGCAACCAGTGAGGCGACTGACTTAATCAGCGCAAAACTAGTAAACGCAAACGATGATGTTTACGACATGGCTCTTGCTGCTTAATTGCAGTATAAGAATACCAGAGTTGACCGCTTGGTAACAGAAAGGTCTGGGTTGGTGGTGCGAACCACCAACCTTTTCTTTCCACTGCAATAATGGAGACCTAAACATGAATGCAGTAGATATACTTTGTAATGTAGAAAAATATTTTGATCGCAATCACGATTTGTTCTGTAGATGGGGTGGGCTGTTTGCATTGTTATTCTTCACGCTATATGTACCATTTAGTATGGTCAACAGGGTGCAAGATAAACTAGATGCGCAGCAAACAGCAAATATGCTGTTACAATCAGAACTCGAAACTCTAAATCACAAAGTTGAGTTTCTAAATCTTTCTTATGAAAAGAAGCAATTAGTCTTGAAAGAAGTTGAGTGCCTTGCGCGCAACATCTATTTCGAAGCAGGTGGTGAGCCTCGCGCTGGCAAGATTGCTGTTGCTGAAGTCACCATGAATCGCGTCAAGAGTAAACAATATCCTCGTACTGTTTGCGGTGTTGTGCATCAACGCACCAAAGGCACTTGTCAGTTTTCTTGGGTCTGTGAAGACAAGAAAAAAGTTTATAAAAACAGCGAAGCCTGGAAAGACTCTATCAAGATTGCTGAGAATATATTGATTTCCAAACACCATTACGGTATAATTGGAACTGCAAAGTTTTTCCATGCGACCTACGTTGATCCAGCATGGGCTGAGCAAAAGAGATTGATTCGCAAAATTGGCAATCATATATTTTATCATTGAGGTTCTATGAGAATCATTGAAGATGTGAAACTGGACTATAAAGATGTCCTGATTACTCCGAAGCGTTCTACATTATCATCAAGAAGCCAAGTAAATCTCGAAAGAACATTTACTTTTAGAAGTGGTAATAGTTGGAAAGGTGTTCCGATTATTGCAGCAAACATGGATGGAGTTGGCACTCTTGAGATGGATGATGAGTTCAATAAGCATAAGTGTATGGTTGCAGTTACCAAACACTACACAGCCGAACAATTAGTTGAACATTTCTCGAAAAAAATGAGCAGCAGCATTTATTCTCTGGGAATCTCAAATGATGATCGCGATAAATTTGCATTTGTCTATAGCAATGTCAAAAATCCATCTATAAAAGTTTGTATTGATGTTGCCAATGGTTATACTCAATCGTTTGTTGATTTTATCATAGAATTTCGTGAGTGGTATCCTGATGTGATATTGATGGCAGGTAATGTTGTCACACCAGAGATGACAGAAGAACTAATTCTCGCAGGTGTTGACATCGTGAAAGTTGGTATTGGTCCTGGCTCTGTTTGCACTACACGCAAAAAGACAGGCGTCGGCTATCCTCAGTTGAGTGCGGTTATAGAGTGTGCTGATGCTGCACATGGTCTCAAGGGTCATATTATAGCGGACGGAGGGTGTACCGTTCCTGGAGACATTGTGAAAGCATTTGCTGCAGGAGCCGACTTTGTTATGCTTGGTGGAATGCTTGCTGGACACAAAGAAGGTGGAGCATCTCCGTTTGGTGACAATCAATTCTATGGTATGAGTTCTGATACAGCCATGGATTTACATAATGGTGGTGTTGCAAACTATCGCGCCTCTGAAGGCAAGACAGTCGAGATTCCATATCGTGGTGAAGTGGGCAGAACTATGCAAGATATTCTTGGTGGTCTGCGTTCAGCGTGTACTTATGTTGGAGCAAGTGAATTGAAAGAGTTGAGTAAGCGTACAACGTTTGTTCGTGTTACTCAGCAGTTGAACAATTCCTTGAGTGAATATGAGATCTAATATGGCAAACAGAGAAGAAAAGAATAACTTTTCAATGATGATCATGCAAATGGCAATCAATGAGAAGATAGACCACATGGATGCAATTACAACTTATTGTGAACGTAACAACCTTGAGATTGAAGTTGCCGCCACACTCATCAATGAGTCTTTGAAGAGTCTAATCGAATCTGAGGCTGAACAACTGCGTTATCTCCCAAGAAGCGGAAGGTTGCCCATATGAGTTGGCAGTTACTAATCTGGAATATCTTTTCGTGGACATTCACAGGCGTCATGATTTATGTGACGAAGTCTAGCATGTGGTGGTTGATTCTTCCTGCTGCCTTTACAATGACTAAAAGCGCATCTGATTTGGTGAAGGCAGTTGTAGAAGAAAACGCAAAGCAAGAAAAAACAACTGAACTAGATGAAGAAACATTAGAACAGATGCAGCAATACATGGATAAAATTCGAAGAGGAGTAACACGTTGAACGGATATGATCTCTACGGATTATATCAAGCCATCAAGTTACATTTTACTTCCGAGAGTTATAACTTCTTTCATTACGATGGCAAGACAAGGATCTCAGTCGATGCATTTCAAAAACGCCGTGACAAATTTTTATTCCACCGTCTTGCGCGCAAGTATCGCGACGATGAGATGGTTCCATTTCTGGTTGCTAATTTTGT